ACGCGTCGAGCTCGGCCGTCGTGACCTGGCCCGCCTCTCGCGGCGGGAGCCCGGTGACGATCGCCGCGGCGACGACGACGTCGGCTTCGATCTCGGCCGTCCGGTCGGGCTCGCGGTTCGTGACCGTGAGATCCCAGCCGAGCGCGTCGGCCATCGTCAGGTCGGGCTCGTCGCGGCGCATGACCTGTAGGGCCATCGCCGTCGTCAGGGTCACGGCCCGGAGGAATTGCGTGCCGGTCGCGGTGCCCGCGAGGAGCTCGCGAAACAGCCCGTCCGCCTCGCCCGGGCCGATGTCGGCTTCGGCGCACGCCCGGGCGAGCTCGATCATCGTCATGCGGGCGCGGTCGGCCAGGCTGAACTCCACGACGCGGGGATCAGACAAGGTCGAACCCCCGCTGCTTGGCGCGCTTCTCGATCTCGACGCCGTAGCCGTCCGCGACGTCCTTCTGCTCGGCCTCGAGCGTGTCGCGGACCATGCGCTGCGCCGCGATGTTGTGCTCGAGCCAGCCGTACTCGATCGGCCCGGCGTACACGAGCCGGGACGTGATCGCGCCGCCGTGCGGGTCGCCGGCAGCGTCCCACGAGCTCGCGAGATCGCCGCTGCGGACGGGCGTCCGGCTGCGGACGCCCGGGATCCTCGCCCGGGCGACCGCGTCGTGTGCGTCGGGCATCGAGGCGATGTCCTGCCGCAGCCCCTCGAACGCCGCGATCGTCTCCGGGGCGCCGCTGACCTTGTACTTGGCGGGCACCGCTACGCCGCGGCCGTCTCGGCCTCGCCCTCGAGCCCGAGCGTCTCGTCGTCCTCCGCCAGGCGGCCGTCCGCGTCGAGCGTCGGGAACGCGGCGACCGCGAGAACCGGCTTCGTCTGACACGGCAGGGTCACGTCGAGCTCGGCGTAATTGGATACCTCGCCGCCGTAGTTGGGCGCGACGAGCGTGACGACGCCCGTCATGCCCGGCTGCGCCGCGGTCGGGGGGATCGCGGCCGTCGCGTGCGCCTGGTACTGGAACTCGGCGCTAGCGCCGTCATTGGTCCAAAGGAACATCGCGAGCCCGGTCGCCGACCAGTCCTGAACCGCGACGATGTGCAGGTCGAACGCCGTTTTCCCGATCTGCTTGAACTGGCCGTTCGCGCAGAGCGTCGCGTACTCGACGGTATCGCCCGGCGTCGAGACGATCTCGGCCACCTTGACGTCGCAGTTGAACTGCAAGCGCGTAACCCCGCCGGTGACGAGCTTTAGGGTGAGCGAGACGTCTCGCATGAACAGCGGCGTCGTCATCGGATCAAACCTCCTCGGTCATGTACTGGATCGTCCCGATGGACGCCGCGTAGGGCACGTTCCCGAGCAGCACGTCGCGGGGCATCGACCATGTCGGCAATTCGACATTCGGGAGCTTCCAGAGCGCGCCGTCGACGGCATCGATGAGATCGGCGAGCGTCTCTACCGCGCCCTCGGTGTCCGCCTTGCCGGCGACCGCGGTGAGGCGCCAGCGGCCGTTCCGCCGGCCGTGCCCCAGCGTGTGAGGCTCGGCCCACGGCTCGCCGGGCTCCACGAGCACCGCGGGCGCGGCGAACGTGCCCGTCGTGCTCCACCGGATCCCGCCGGCCTCGAGCGCCGCCGTGATGTGGCCGCGGGACGCCAGCAGCTGACTCATCCGAGCCCGAACGTCGCGTACCTGGCGAGGATCGGCTGCACCGCGTCGAGGTAGTCGCGAGCGACCCGGACGGCCGCCCCTTGCAAGTCGACGTAGCCGGTGAGGCCGAACGGCGCTTCCTTCCGCTTGTACGCCTCGACGCCGGCGCTCAGCGCGGCGACCGTGAGCTCGGCCGGGGGTGGGGGCGAGACGTAGACCGCGCCGTCGAGTCGGTGGTCGAACCCCGCCGAGACGGCCGCGGCGACCGCGTCGGCCCATTCGGAGTCGGCGGGCGTGGGGGCGCGGTTGCCGGCTTGCGCCAGGATCTCCGCGCCCGTCACCCACTCCACGGCCGGCAACCCCTAGGTAAGCGTGCTCTTGACGATGCCCTTCGGCGCCGTCGTCGCACCCGTCCCCATTCCCCAAATAGCAACGTTCTGGCCGAGCTTTGAAACATCCTCGGCCGAGATCGGGAACGGCCCGTCCTCGTACCATGACGCGCCCGCCTGGTTCGTCACAAGGTGGGTATTCCCGGGGAGGAACGGCGCCGGGACGATCGGCAGCCCGCTGATGTTGATCGCGAGCGTCGACGCCTGCGCCGTGCCCGCGATGTTGTTCGTGCCGTACGCGGCCGGCCACAGGTTCGCGAGGCCGCCAATGCGGGCGAACTCGGCCGAGCTCACGAGATCGACCGTTGCCGGCGAGCCCGTCGCGGACGCGACCAGCTGCGACGCGGCGAAGAGAAACGCCCGGACCTGATCGGCCGTCGACGTCGCGGTCAGCACGAGCGACGAGCCCGCGACCGCGAGCATCTGCGCCTCGAACGCCGCTTCCGTCGCCCTGGCGTAGGCGATGGCGAGGATTCGCAGATACGCCTCGCGGTAGGCCGGGCTCGAGCGCCGGATCAGCTGATACGAGACGTCGCTGCCGCCGGCGTACGTGTCGATCGGCTGGGAGCCCTTCAGGATCTTGACCTTCACGGATGCGATTTGCGTCTTCTCCGCCGTCTGCTTGGCGACGATCGTGTCGAGGTTCAGGGCCGGATCGAGGTAGGGCCAGTCGAGCTCCATGCCGGACGGCCCGAGCGAGCGTGGCCCGCCCAGCGCGGTGATCGCGGGCCGCGGGAACGCCATGATCCCGGCGACCTCCTGAACCCACGCCGGCGGGATGACGCCGGGCGACTCGGAGCTCAGCTGATCGGCGAGCGCCCGCGCCATGAGCGGCGCGACGTCGGGATCCTCCCACGCGGCGTCGACGAACTCGACGAACGAACGGAACGTCGCGAGCGGCCCGCGCGACGTCGGCGCGCTGCGCGCCTCGAGCGCCGTCATCCGGCCGAACATCTCGGACCGGAGCGCGTCGAGCGACGCGCCGTTGTCCGCGGTCCGGGCGATGAGCCCGGGGGGCGCCGGCGTGGGATCGGGAACGGGATCCGGCGTCGGATCGGGCACGGGAGTCGGCTGCGGCGTTTCCATCGGATCGGACCTCACTGCTAGAACCTCGGCGCCCGGATAGGCGCCCCGTTCCACGATGCCGACGCGGACGAGATCCGCGGCGGTCCTCTCGATCACTCCATCTGTTGCCCGGCGCGACGCGACCGGCGCGAAGACGGCCGACGCGGCGCGGTAGACGCCGTCCCGGGCGAGCTCGAGGAGCTCGTCACCATCACGGGTGCGCGAGACGCGGAACGTCCCGTACTGCCCGTCTTCGCGGTCCTCGAGCGCGACCGACCGGCCGGCCAGGCGCACGCCCGGTTCGTTCCCGTGGGCGCCGATCGCCTCGAGCGTCACGCTCGCCGGATCCGTCCGCCTGAACGCCCCGCGCAGGACGCGCTCGGATCCCTCCGACGTCCGGCCGACGACGCCCCACGGCAGGATTCGGATGTCGATCAGCCGCTGCTCTTCGCTGCGAACCTCGAGGCGCGCGTCTGTCGCCTCGGCCGTCAGGAGCTCATGCATTGACCGCTACCTCCGCGGGCGCCGCCGGGGTCGGGGCGAGCGCCGGCGGGATCCGCGGCGCGTCCTCGACCGGCAGCCCGTGACTACGCCGGACCTCCGGCAGGGTGTAGATCCCGGCGCCGATCGCGGCGGCTTCCGTCGTGATCCGGTCGCCCTCGGCCAGGCGGAAGAGCTCCGTCGTGCTGAAGCGGACCGATTGCGTCCGCGGGACGGCCGTCGAGAGCGCGGATTCGATCGGGCTCAGGTACTCGGGCTGGCCGGTCACCCGCATGAACGTGTCGAGAGCCTGGGCCACGTTCGCGTATTGCATGCTCGAGCCGTTCAGCGCGGCGACCAGCAGCCATTCGGGCACGATGCCCCAGATACGCGCGACCTCGAGCACGCCCTGCATCCGCGTCTCGAGCAGCTGCGAGGCTTGCGGATCCCCGCCGATCTCGGAGAAATCCCAGCCCTGCGGCAGGATCCCGGGCGAGTGTGTCTGATGGTTCTCGAGCCATCGCGCTTTCGCCTTGTCAGACTCGAGATCGTTCAGGACGCCGGCGTACTTCAGGACGATCGAGGGCACGCCGCCGTTGCCGAACCAGTCGCCGGCGTAGTACTCGGCCGCGAGCACCCGGTCGAGCGCGTCCGCGTTCGTGTCGAACTTCGACGGGACGAGGAGCTCCCCGGGTTTCCGGCCGGGGAGCTCGACGTGGAGGATGTCCCGCCCCGCGACGAGATCCCGATCGCGCCAACGGTAGCGGCGGAAGAGCCCCGATTCGTCAAACGAAACGTGCACGTCGCCGAACGGCAGGACGACCGCGACGTCGGGGTAGCCCTCGGCATTGCGCCCGGTCGCGGGCAGCCAGCAGAACGCGTTCGAGTGATCGAAGAGGGATCCCGCGACCTGGCCGAGAAACGTCTCGCGCGTCTCGCCCGGCGCGGGCGCCGTGACGAGCGCCGGCTGGACGTCCATCGGGAAGCCGTCGCGCCAGGCGACCGGCTCGAGCTCCGCGACGATCGACACGATGAACGCTCGCGCCCGGCTGACCGCCGGCAGAGAGGCGTAGTCGGCCGCCCCCAAGCGTCGATCCACGGCCCACTGAATCTGTCCGCCGAGATCGCTCTCGGAGGGTCGCGGGCTCAAGAGCCGGCCCCACCCCGCCATCATCTCTCGTAGACCCACGGGCGGGAGAATACGCGCCGCGTCAACCGCGACGATGCAATACCGCGCCGGTTAGTCGGTTATCAACCTGCAATCCGTCCCGATTACCGTCCGCAATGGCGCCCGGCGCGGATTGTCTGCTTGGCATCTGGGGCGACCTCCCCGCGTCGGGCGACCCCCTCAGTAGATCGACGGATCGAGGCGCGGGCCGTTGGCGTACCCCCACCGGGCGAGCGTCGCGGCGATCAGCGGGGAGGGGTCCACACCCCCGGACGGGCGTGCCCACGCCCACGCGTCGCCGGCCGCGCGACGTCGCGCCGCGATGACCGCCTCGTCCAGCGCGGGTTGACCGCGGTGAACGAGGCGCCCCGACTGTACGTCGTCGTACATCGCGCCGCATGCCTGGCCGTACTGGCGCCCGGTCACGAGCAGGAGCGGCGGGACGATCGCCGAGCGCGTGAGATCGGTCACGAGCGACCCCGCCGGCGACGACGGATCGAGCGCGACCGCGGTCGGCCGGTGGCGAGCGACGAGCTCGGCGAGCCGGGCCGGGATCCAGTCGGTGCCGCTGCGCCGCTCCACGAGCTCGACATGCACCCGGAGATCGGGCCGGCCGCCGGCGACCGCGATCGAGGCGTGCGAGCGGTCGGGCGAGACGTCGATCCCGAACGCCGGCGGGCCCGAGATCGCCGACCCCGGATCGAGACACCGGATCCAGTCCGCCAGGCTGAAGACGGGCGTACCGCCCGGCCGCCATCGGTTCAGGTACGCCCGGGCGAACTCGCCCTCGTCCATCGCCGCGAGATCCGAGCGGATCGTCTCCTCGTCGATCAGGATCCCGAGCGCCGGCATCGCCGCCCGCCACGTCGCCGGATCGTCTACCGCGGCGTCGTCCGGCGCGCTCCATTCGAAGTAGGCGACGCCGGTCCGCTCGTCGGCCTCGACGCGGGCCCGGCCATCCTCGACGCGCTCGCGGAGGAACGTGCTCTCCTCGGTGCCGGCCGTCGAGACGATCCACATCTGCGCCTCTCGCCGGGTGACCATGGCCGGCCGGAACGACTGCACGAGCCGATCGTCCGTCTGCGCAAACGCCTCATCGATGACGCCGAGATCGAGGGTGAAGCCGTGCCCCGACGTCTCGCCGGTCGCGGTGATCCCGTGGACGGATCCCGTCCGCCACCGGACCGCTTCGGATCCGTTCGACCGCCGGACGCTGTACAGCCGGCGGAGCGGCGAGCGATCGAGGAGCTCGACCTGCTCCGACCATTTCTCGCGCGCATGGTTCCGGTCCTGCGCGGTGTAGAGGATCCGCTGCGGCCGTGGATCCACGCCGCCGAGCGCCCGGTGGACGATGACCGGCAGGAGCAGCCCGGCCGTCTTGCCCTGTTGTCTCGGAACAGTCACCCGGACCTCGCGAAACGCGGGGCGGCCGTCCGGCAGGAGCTCGAGCGCGACGTCGAGCACCGACTGCTGCCAGGCGAGCGGCGCGTGGCCGAGCACCGCACCGACGCGGGCGACGTCGGGCCCGCGTGTCGGCCGGTTAGGTGTGCGAGCGGTCGCCCACCGGGCCGGGGCCCCGGAGCGAGGCGAGGAACGAATCGATCTCATCCGACTCCGGCGCCGGTCGCCCGGCAAGTAGGCGCAGCGCCTCAAGGTGGACGCGGCCGACCGTGCCGGCGACGTATGGACTGGGCGCGTGATCGAGCGCCCGGGCGAGCGTCCGCACCGCGGCGACCAGCCCGGCGTCCGCGGCGTCCAGCCGTTCCTCGGATCGCAGCGCCCGGATCGTCCGCTCTACGGCTTGCGCGTTGCGCGTGGGCTTGCCCTGGCGGAAGAGCGCCGTCAGCTGATCGGGATCCGTGTCACGCCGTGCCATTCCGCCTATTCGAACATCCGTTCTATACGTCTCCGGGGCGTTCCGGGCCCTCCCGGGGAGAGATTGCGGCAGGAGGTCCTGTCAGTGATCTCGCCCCTAGAAAAACCGTGCAACGCGGGCGCCCCCGATTTGCGCGGTTGCGTCATTGACGAGCTCGCGCCTCAGTGCTCGCAACGCGAGCAACGCCGCGACTAGGTCGGGATCCTCGACGCCGTCGACTAGTCTGCGGTCCTCCCATGCGCGCCGGTAGGCACGCGCCCATTCGCTGCGCCTCGCAACATATGCGCGGTTGTACTCGCGCTGTTGCGCCTTGACCTCCGGCCGTGCCCGGTAGCGCGCCATTCGGCAGCGGTTACAGAGCGATCGGCCAGGTCGCGGGATCCTTCCGCACGGGCAGATATACGGCCCGAGCGTAGGGCGCCGGCCTCGGCTCATCCCTCGAGCAGCGGGATCGACGTCTGCGGTCGGCCGCTCCTGGCGTTGTAGTCCATCTGAAGCTTGACCGCCCGGAGGATCGTGCCGACCGACGTCGCCGTGGCGTTGGCGATGGCCGGCGAGATCTCTTTGGATCGCACGCCTCGAGCGTTGGCCCATAGCAGCGCCGTGATCTCGCTGA